CATGCCATACTGAGTCATTGCTGCGTCAGTATATGGAATACCCAAGTTCTGCCGAGAGTATCTATCAAAGAATTCGTCACTAGTTTGAATATCACCAAACGTAGAATCCATGATAGGATCACCAGACTCAATGGCATCCGTGAGTAACTGCGATGCAGTCATGTAAGGAGTACCTTGCCACCCAGTAGTTGCTTTGTTTGGATCTTCATACCAAGGAGCGTAAGGGTCTTTAACGTCTTCCATTGCCTTGTCTAATAGACCTTCAACCGTAAACGGAGAACGATCTTCGGCAACTGGCTCTGGCGTTGGTGTCGCATACGTAGGCTTAGGACTCAATAGTCCTTCAGCTACATAATTGACATCAGACACGCTATAGCCACCATTAGGGTCTAACTGGTTGTTGCCAGTACCTATCAGGTAACCTGTGCCACCATCCCCAGTTTCTACACGGTTAGCTGTATTACCAACTAAGTAGTTACCTTGTGTATCTCGTGTACCTAGAGCGTCTACATCTGCCTGCGTGAACTGCTGGCCTAAGGTGTTCTGATAGGTCCCTTGAGGGAGCGCAGGAACTACAGGAGTGGGTTTATTGATGTCTGCAGTTATAGTCTTATTGAATACGTCTAGGAATCCTAGAGGGTCTAGAGTGCCCCTAGCGAGTGATTCTTCAGCTTCCTGTCGTTGTTGCTGTGCAAGCTTTGCTTCTGCCTCAGCAGCCTCTTGGCGTGCCTGTTCTTCTTTAGCCAAAGCCTCTTCTTCAGCAGCTATTGCTTGCTGAAACATCATCTCATCAAAGGCTATTTGATTAGCGACATCAGCTTCCGCTACATCGACAAAAGCTTCAGTCTGAGTGTTAATGGACTCGTCTAATATATTCTGTACGTAACCTAGACTGTCTGCAGAAGCTGTTTCTCCAGTAAACGGGTCAATGTATTTGTAAGTAATACCACCCTCTAGAGTGCCTGTGATGTCAAAGGCATTAAGATCGTAAGCATCCTCAAGGGCCTGTTCTGCAGCTATAGCAGCATTAAACTCCTTGTCAAAAGCGTCTTGTTTTACTTTCTGAGTGTATGCAGCACTAGCCTGATCCGCAAGTGCTTGTGACTTATACGTCTTACCATCAAGAGCTTTGTAAGTGATTCCAGACGGGCTTGAGCTTACAAAAGTACCAGTATCTGTAGTATATCTTATATTACCAGAAGAATCCGAAGTGGTGTCATATCCGCCAGCATAAGCGTCCTTAAGGGCTCTATCGGCATTTATGGCCGCTTCAAATTCAGCCCAAGATACTTGACTTGAGGAACCACCTGAGGAACCACCTGAGGAACCACCTGAACCACTGCCAGAGGAGACTGAATAGCTTCCGTCAGTGTTTCTATCTGACGAACTAAAACTTAAACCAGCCACATTTAGCCTCCTTGGATAATATCGTTATACTCAATGATGGATACTAAAGCAGTCATCCCTGCTCCATCTAAAGCTTCAATTCTGTCACCTTCCTTAAGAGCGACAAACTCATTACTCGACCCACCAATCTTAAAGAACTCATTAGCAGATAAAGAATAAACATCAAATAACTGTAGGTAAGAAGATGCTTCGTTGTTCCAATAGCGAACACTGAAAGACGAAGTAGAGCCTGATGTGTTCGTTAGATACAAAAGAACCCACTCGGCTTTCTTACCTGTGGGTACTTCGTATAGTGTTTGATAGGTTGTCGTTAAAGGAAGACCAAAACTCTTCTTAATCATCTTAAGTTCCTAATGTATTAATTATAGCATGGATTAAGGATAAAGTCAATAGTCTATTTAGACTTCTTAGAGCCTTTGCTCTTATTTGGTTTGTGTAGTCTACATTTCATGTCATTTACTCCTAACTGATTTCTTACCTTTGCATCCCCAAGCCTTGCGTCTAGCTTTGAGCTTAGGGGACATTGTTCCATCTTTGCTCTTCTGTCCAGAACTACGAGCACAATAAGCATCGCCTCGTTTGGTCCCTTTAGCCGAAGTGCGCTTATGTGTCTTGCCTTCAGAGTCCTTGTAGGTCGTTCCGTTAGCGTACTTCTTGTCTGCTGACGTCTTCTTAGCTGCCATAGTATTCCCCTGTCAACATTTGATAAGCAAGTTCTTCCGCTCTAACACCAACTTGCTTAGCCCATTTACTGTCAAGCATTTCTTCACTGGCTCTACGATACTGTTTAGCCTCTATAGCTGCCCACATCTTCTTAAACTTAGATAAGCGTGAGATGCCTAGATTGAAGCACATATTGACAAGGCAGTTAAAACGTACAGAGTCTAACTCATCTACAAATGGATAGGCACGTACGAGTTCCTGAGTAGCTGCTCTAATGTCATTCATTAGAAGCTCTTCAGCCTCGTCTTTAGAGATACCTACATCGTCTAGGTTGCGTCCGTAGCCAATGGTAAGTTTACCTGCAGTGCATAGATAAGGTTTGCTACGGAATCCTTCGTGTTCCTTCAGTTGTTCAATTAAGTTCATCATAGCTACTTCTTCTTAGCGTTTATAACGCCTTCAAAAGCCCCTGACCCAAAATAAAACGCCAAGATGATCAACATTGCGTAGCCAATTTGGAAGTCTTCGAGTACTTGTTTAACCATAGCAGCATCAGTAGCTCTCTCGGCTAATGTGAAGCCCAACACGAGGCTAAAGCAAGCTAGGTATACGAAGGTAAAGGCAAATGCTATAACACGCTGAGCGAGCTTAAATGGGGCGTATGCGCTAAGCATATCCGTCTTGGCTTTAGTCTTAGCTTGTATTTCTTCTGCTGTGCTTGTGTGCATAGAATCAATTAGGTCTATGCCCTTACTGATTACATCACCTGATCCAAAGATCTTACCGAGTACACTCCACATATTACTTGTCCTGCTTGTTGTCAATCTTCTCTTCAATATGATCTAGCTTCTCAAACAAGCGAAGCATAATCTTATCAAACTCTGCACGTTTGACATACTCACCAGCAACTAAGACTTCTATACGGCCTACTTTGTCTGCTAAGTCTTTGTCAGCTATTTGTAAGTCTTTGACTGCATCCCAGATAGACTTTAGGAGGAATCCGAAGAGACCTCCAAAGCCACCTAAGAGCCAGTTAATTAGCTCCTGATCCATCGTTTCTTCCTACTCTACGCCTGAAAGGACGATTTTAAATATTCTGAAACGATAGTTCTCACTTCCTCTTCAGTCTCTGCAGCATCCAGACTTACCTGAACGGCAGCATTGGCTTCCCGTATGGACACACGGGCAGCTTCTGCGGCTTCAACTTCATTTGGAATATTCTTAGCAACGATAACATCGTGAGGCTGCAAGAGACGCTCACGAGTATTTCTGCGAATTGTGTGAGCTATGCTCTTCATTTTATTTAGGTCGATTGTAATCATTTCTGTGTTCCTACTCCGCTAACCAAGTAACTTTCATCTACTGTCCAAGAAGCCAGCCATGTTAGATCGCTTGGCATTTCTGATTCATCTATAATACGATAAGGTTTACCTTCTGGGATGTCCCTATCAAAGATTTCCTTATGAGTATTCTTAGAAAGCGCCTCCTCAGTTGGTGTAACTAAAGCGACCTGTCCTTCATCTGTTATATAAATTGCGTATAAGTCAATCATTTAAAATACCCTATGATAGAAAGGTCATCTTCTCCTGAAGTAGAAGAAGCGGACGCATTACGTGTTTGAACAGTCACGCTGCTAGTTGTACGGGACAGATTAATTTCTTGGTTATCTGCTTGCGCAACTGCAACGTAGTTTGTATCAGGAGCGTTATTAATAAAATTAAGCTTACGTGCTCCTGTCCCTAAATTTTCTGTGCTCGAAATACCTTTAGTCCTATGTACTGTAGAAAGGTCATAATGAGCGTAGAACGAGGGTGACATTGAAAACACTTCAGACCCGTCAGAGTATACTACATTGTTGAGCGTCTCCGATAGTCCAATCATAGGACGAGAAGGCAATGAAGACTCAGTTATTGGCTGTAGTTCTATTCCTTTGAATGTACCCGTTAGTACAGCATCGTCTGTATAGCCTACGTAACCAACAGTGTCTCCGTTAGCGTTCAAAATGTCCATAGATGCTGTAGAATGCTCAACAACTACCGTATCACCTACACTATAGTTACTAGCAATAGCAGAAGAGCTATAACGGTAGACGAACTTACCAACATCAGAATCAAAGGCTACAGAAGCATTGATAAGATCAGTGTCAGCTGTACCATTGACTTTAATTACATCATCATTAATGAAAGGAACTGCATCCGAAGTTGTCTCAACCTGAGTGTAAGCAAAAGACGAATCTATGTACAAAGCGTCAAAAGCCCAGTATGACGGTGGGTTATACGGAGGAGGCGGTGTAAACTGATCCGTCCCTATGTTTATAGCATCATTAAGCGTTGTAAACACACCTGTAGGATTATAGAGTATTGTCACAGGCACGAGCATCGTATAAAAACCATTGTATAGATAGGGCGGAGTTACTGTACCGGTAATTACCCCAACAAAATCACCTTCGTAATTATAACCACCTATTTGAGCTAATGGTATCCTTATTTCTCTATACGGTAAGTTGGTAAAAAGGCTGTAAGCGGCTTGAGCATCAGCCTCACTGCCGTATTTAAATTCCAACATAATATTCTGAGGTTCGGGTATATCAACAACAGCGATAAACAAAGCAGTTCCCGCTGGTGGAGGCGGGGCATTAACATCAAGAAGAGGATAAACGTCACTAGCATTAACGTCCTCAACAGCCGTAATAGTCCCCAAGTCATCATTGGCTTTTATGGATAAAGACCCACCACCGCTTGCAGCATCTGTCCAAGAAAAAGTACCGTCACCGTCAGAAACCAATGTCTGACCCTGAGTGCCCTGTCCTGTTACAGCAAGTTCTGTCGTAGTGATTACGTCTGCGTCACCAGAGGTTATCGGAGTAAACCCTAAAGCTGTAGTTACGTCTGCAGAGCTAAGGTTTACAGAGCCTGTGCGCCCATTAAAGGCTACTACACCACCATCTGTAGAGAAAGCCGCATCTTCCCATTGTGACCCACTCCAAATGTAGAGTTGTGAGTCAGTCGTGTTGTAATAAATAGCACCAGTCAGGCTTGTTTGAGGCGCTGTAGCAAAAGCGCCCATGACCCAACTCGTAGCGTTAGTCTCTGCTTGCTCTGCTTCAAGTTTTGCAGCGTATGCGTCACTGGCGTATGTCTGTGCATTATTTTTATATGTTTCTGCAATAGTTGCAGAGGTTTGAGCATTAGTAGCTGCACTTTCCGCTTCGTTTCTGTACTGTAGTGTATTGACTTCTGCAACAGCAATAGTTGAAAGACCGCTAGATACGTCATACCAGTAAGCATTACCGCTAATAGGGTAACGAGCTGCCAGTAAGAGCTTATCATCACCTATAACATAAATTGTTTCACCATCTTGGAAGCCAGAACGATCTGGCCTTGTAGAATAAACACCTTTGTACACAAAATTGTCGATACCGATGTTTATGTTGTCTTCGATAGTCTGTACGTTATCCCAAACGTTATTTACACTTGTTTCGATTACACTAGCTTCTATTTTACTGTTATTTGCTGCAGCTGCGTATGCTGCCGCCTCTGCAGAAGTAGCTGAATTTGCAAAAGGAACCCAGCCCAAAGAGCCTGTAGTAATGTAAACTTTAAAGATATTATCAACAGTGTTAAAATAAAGAGCACCCTCTACGAGAGCGTTCCCATTTCCATCAACAGTCGGATCAGATGAGGCTGTCCCTAAGTAGTAAATTTCAAAGTTCTGTGCTGATGCAATAAGACTGGAAATATAAGCAGCATCGGTCTGTGCACTGGCTTCTGAATCTGCAGCCTGAGTAGCCGACAGTGCCGCTGCGGTAGCAGAAGCTGACGCTTGTGTAGCTGAAATAGATGCTGAAGATGCACTTGAAGACGCTGAAGTTTCACTAGACGCTGACGCAGTTTCTGAACTAGCTGCCGCAGTCTCTGAACTAGCTGCCTGTGTAGCAGAAGTGCTAGCCGCAGAAGCTGAAGTAGCTGCTGCCTGTTCTGAGGCAAGAGCCTCTGCTGCTGACACCTCTGCTGCTGTTAGGTTACTAAAGATGCTATCTACGTATGCCTTACGAACCATGTCACTTGGGTCAACTGGGTCAACAGAAGTTGTAACTTTGTTAGTACCCATGTCCAGATTGCCTGTCATGGTATCACCAGCTTTGTTAAGCTTAGTGCCTATAAGAGTAGTGATAGTCCCTGCAAAGTCAGCGTCATCGTTAATTGCTGCTGCAAGTTCGTTAAGGGTATTCAGTGCATCAGGGGCTGTGTCAAGAACGTTAGAGACTGCAACGTCTACATAGCTCTTAGTTGCTGCGTCAGTTGGGTTTACAGGAGTTGGTACAGTAAGAGTACCTGTAACTGTCCAAGTACCTGCTGTGCCTGATGTGAAAGTAGCAGTGCCGTTGACTCCAAGAGTGCCGCCTATTGAGGCGTTGCCTACTACTGTTTGAGAAGATGGGTAAGTACCGAGTTCTACGATAGTACCGTTATTGTTGAAGTAAACACGCTTGTCTACTTGGTTTACTGCCAATTCGCCTACATCTATATCTTGGGCTGTTGGCGTAGCACCAGCGGTTGCTGTGCGCTTTATGAGTATTTTAGAAGCCATTTTCCATTCCTATACTGGTGGGGAACAATGAACCGTACTTGCGTAGGATTCTTTATAGCCCCTCAAATAAGACCTATAAAGAATCCCCTGCAGGGACTCCAGCGACACACCGCTAACACTGGAGTTTGCAGGGGGATGATTAAGGCTTAGTTGCCCTAATTAGTTTATGCAGGTAGAACGATACCTACACCAGACTCTGGACGAATAGTCTGAATACCGTAGAGGGTATCAGAAGTGAACAGAGTTGACAGGTATTCCTGCTTGTACTGAGTCTGTGAACGAACGCCCTGCTGCTCAGCGAATACGATTGCATCTTTGTGCATCAGTACGCCAAGTTTGTTAGCGCCAGCTTCCAGAACTGGACAGTTAGTAGAAACAACTACTGGGATACCGTACAGAGAACCGATAGTGCCTTTCACAGTACCACGACCATCAACGAAGTCAGAAGACATGTAACGCTCGATGCCACGGATAGTATTAACTGCGCTTGGTGGAATTACCAGAACACGGTTGTCCATAGGAACATCAGCATCGTCAAGCAGCTGAATTGCGTCACGGAATGCACCGTCAGTAAACTCGTTAGCTGTACCGTTAGCAGCGTAAGCTTCCAGACCGCCACCTGCACCTACTTCGTACAGTGTGAAAGAAGACTGTGCTTCAGCGAACAGATCGGTGTCAACCTGCTTAGCAAGTGCGTAACCAGCATCGTCAGTGTAGAAACGACGCAGAGAAGCAAGAGCCTGTACTTCGGTGATGTCTTCGATCAGACGAGAGTACTCGTAGTGCTTGTCGATAGTTACGATTACTTCGCTTTCAGTAGCAGCCTGTAGTGTTACCTGAGACTCAGAAGCCTTTGCAGAAGCAGCGCCACGAGTTGGCTTAGGAATGTGAATTGTATCACCTTTCTTGCCACGCATAGGCATTTTGTTTACTACGTTAGCGAGAACGAGTGAGTTTTTGTACGCTGCAACAATTTCGTCTGACCAGAGTTCAGGGATAAAAGTTGCTGCAGTAGTGTTAGTTACGTGATTTGAGCCAAGTGCCATTACAAATTACCTTTCAAAATGAGATTAATTATTTGACCCTCCCCTCTGCATAAGCTCTAGCGATTTCATCGGATAGAGTCATGTAGCGTTCTGGGTCGTTTTGCATAAGTTTAATGATGTCAGCCCTTCGGTAAACTTTCCGAGTTGGTGCTTCACCAGAACCTGTTACATTGCCTGTAGAGGCGTTTTTCACTTGTTGCTTGCGGTTAGCTCGTTCCTGTGTAGCAGCCTGACTGACTACCTGCTGGCGTTCCTTCCAAGTGGAAAGTAGCTCATTGGCAGCGTCTACGTCATACTGCTGGTCGGCCTGTTGCAGCAACTGAGTGCGAATTTTAGAGGACTGTACCCACTGCTGGAAGCCCTGATCTTGGACTATATCCATAAAGTCAGGATGCTGTGCTTTCAGTGCTTCTACTGAACGTGTGCGTTCCATCTCCGCAGTCAACTGTTCAGCCTTTTTAAGCTTGGGATGGTTCTCTATAGCCTTCGCTACAGCTTTTTCGGGTTCCAGATACCAGTCAACCTCTGAGTCTGCTGAGGACTGTTCTGGGGCAGTCTTAGCTTCGAGTTGTGCCTTTACAAAGTCATCAACAATCTTTCTGAGTTCGCCAACTTCGGAGCTTTGACGGCCTAGTAACTTTTCAGCTTCTTGGTGCATCTTAGCAATTTCGCTTGGCGACTTTCCTTTATATTTGTCGGGCAAATCGTCCTGTTCAGGTTGTTCAGGTTCTTCCTGAGTCTGTTCAGTTCCTACCTCGTCAATAGAGGAAAACTCTTCTGTTTCGTTTAGATCTTCTTGGCGCTCATCATCTAATAGTGTAGCCATTATAAACTCCGTGCGTTAATCGCATTGTGGAAAGTAGCTTTAAGTGATCCCTCCAAGACACCCCTAGATTCAGGATCACCGTTTATTGTCAGTAAAGTTGGCTAGTATAGCTCTTCACTGTTTTGTTGCAAGTCTTCGTAGGCGGCTTCGATAGCGTTCTGAAAACCACGAATACGTTTTAAGACAAGCAACTGACCTTTATGATTATGCAGTTCCTCCAAGGTTGTAACATAATCTAAAGAGTCAAGTCCGTCAATCATTGAGTCAATGTCTTCCATGAGCAAAGACCAGCCTGATCGACTGAATAGGTCGAAGTATTCTTCGTATTGCTTTAGAACATCAGGGTTGTCCATTAAAGGCTCCTATGTCTATACTATATATTATATCATAAGTCAAGCAAAAAGTCAAGCTTTTTTTGAACTTTTTTGTTGACTCTTGCGTTTAGTTGCGGTAACGGGGGCTGCTGAACTACTGTCCAGCGCCTCCACCTTGTTCGATAGCTCCTTGAGTGACTCTTGGAGGCTGTCGCATTTCGCCTGTAAACTGTTGCATTTCTGGGCTAGGTTGTTCAGGATTTCTTGGGTTTGCTTTGGGAGCAGCATTAGCTGGTTGTCCTTTCATTCGCAATTCTTTATCTTTAAGCATCAACTCCGCAACACGGGCACGTTTTTCAAACTCTTTATCGTCTGCGTCACCTTTCTGTAGATTGCTTGATAGAGCTTTGATGCGTCCTGTTTCAGCCTCAAACTTAGCCACTGCAGCTTCTGCTTTGTTCTTCTCAGCTCGTGCTGCAAAGTCCATAGCTTGTGCTTCAAAGGCTTTAGTCTGTGCTGTCTGCATAGCCAGCTGAGCCATTTGAGTTTCCTGTGCGGCCTTCTGAGCTTCTGGATTAGGCTCTGCTGCTTTCTGCAGCTTAGCAATCAGTTCCTCACGGTTAGACAGGTTCATATTATCCACTACAGACTCAATCAGAGAGTTGTAAAGTGGTGACTCTGGGCTAGTGGTCTGCAGAAGCTGAACTAGCTGAGTAACTTCATACTCACGAGCAATGATACCAAGAGAAGACGAAGAAACAAACTGGTAGTCTTTCACAGGGTAGCGTTCTGGGTCAAACTGCATGTATCGGTAAGCTGACTTACGAACAAACGGTAGCAAGAAAGATTCTTGGAAGTTAATAAGTGTACGTTTGTGGCGCTTGATGATTGCTCCAAGGGACATGGAAATCCCTGCTGCAGTGCCTTCACCGTTAATAGTGCCTGCAATGCCTGCTGCGTCTACTGCGCCTGTTGCTTGCTGTACCATCGCTTGGAGTGATGCAGCTTGGTTAAACGTATTCGGGTCTAGGTTGCCAAACTTGAACGGTTGGAGAATCTCTGCTGGATTGCCGTTTGTCAAGATTGTTTTTCCAGGTCTTATCTCCATTCGTGTGCCACGAGGCAATCGAGAAGCGTCTACAGCCATCATAGGATGTACTGTGAGGCTCAGAGCGTCTATACGAGCACGGAGTTCAGTATCAAGGGCTTTCTGGCTATTGTAGCCTTTCTCACAAACACCACGGCCCCAGAAGCGACTAGGAACTGCGTCCCAAGCAAACGCTACTACAGGACGGTCGCCCATCATGTATGGATTCTTTTCTACCTTAAGAAGTGTACCGCCATTTGCAATAACTACAACGGCTTCAGTGTACTTGTTAGGGTATTCTTCTTCAACAAGCTCCTCAACTTCTTCGTCTTCGCCATACAGAGCGTCTTCAAAAAGGTATGTAGGAACAAGTCCGTAGTATTTAGTGATGCGTACTTTATCGTCTGAGTAGATTGATAGTTCTTTGTCACCTTCCAAGTCTTCGTCAGGTGCGTCAGTCTCAATAAACTCGTCACGGTATACGCCTGATTCTTGGAGAAGTTCTACTTGGTGTCGTGGGACAAACTCGTCAATTGCCACACCCAGTGCTTCGTCAATCGAAGTAGCTGCAGGGTCAATGAGGAAGTTCTGAGGCATAATGGGACGTAGCTTAACTACCGTGCGATCACGAGTCTCAACACCTACAGCTTCCATCTGTCCGTCCATCATAGGCTGTGTAGCAGGACGCACATCTTTAACTTCGTCCAAGGTGATTTCACCAATACCTGTACCGAAGATAGCTGAGTTTAGGATACATTCAGCAACGGCCTTACGTACCTTACAGTATTCAAAATCTTCGTACATTAGACCACGGAGTAACTGTACGTCTTGAGTATCTTTGTCGCCTAAGTTGTCTTTAATGTCAAACCATTTACCACGTCCAAACGTAGCTTCTTCTACTTCTGCGACAGAACTCTCAACAGCCTGTTGTAGTGCTGGTGAAATGATTTTAGAGCGTTCTGAATTACGCATAGAGTCGGAGCCTTTCCAAATACCACGCCACAGGCGGTAATACTCGTCAAAGTCTTCTTTGTAATTACTTTCGTAGTGATCTCGCCAACCACTTACTTTATCCATCACCCAGTTTTCTAGGCGCTGTTCTAGCATAAAGCTATCTTCTTCAAAATTCATTTTTACTTACCTGTAGGTTTGTATTTCTTAAGGGGAGTACCTTCTTTATAGCCGCCTTTAGCGTACTTAAGGGCTTCCTTCTTAGACGACATAGGTAAGTAGTTACCTGTCCTCAAATTATAGTTCATTGCTTCTTCGTTTGTTTTAAAAGTATACAATTCACCAGTGGGTAACATAACAATAGTGGGAAAAGCAAACCAATTACCTTCTGAGTCTGCTTCTGCTGCCATGCGGTGCGTTGACCAAGAGCCGTCATCATTATATATCACTGGGTATTTGTCAGGGTTATTTATTCGGTCAATAAATTCTGGGATCTTTTCTTTTTCTGCCATTTTAGTATCCTGTCAACGGATCAAGAGCTTCATATTCATCTTCTTCGTAGTCTACGTAGTAGCTAATTTTGGCTAGTTGGTCTATGTAAGCTAATGAGTCTATAAGGTCATCGTGTACCAAGGGATTAGGGAATTGGAATAGTTGGTCACAGAACTCTGTATTCCATTCACCTTCTCCAAGGGTAATCTGACCATTTTCAAAACGCCCTTGTAGCGCCCAAACAACACGGTCAATCTTTTTCTGGTTGCCGTGTGTTAGTTCTTCTATTCTAAAGTAGCGTTGGTTAGCTTTCATTAGGTCTGTTAGGTAAGGTAATACAGCGTTACGTAGAGCGCCTTTCTCTATGCCCATCGACACAGGACGATACTTAGCAACTGCATTGAATATCTTAGATGCAGTCTTTTTAATATCCCAACGCCCATAGATAATCTCAGCAACGTACCAGCCTTCTGTATTGGCTTTTACAACTGATATTGCTGTTTGGTCAAGTTTCTTAGCCTTAGATGTATTTGCGTGTTTGATGTCTGCAAAGCCTGCCAAGTCAACCGAGATATAGTAATCCCCTTCATCTGGTTCGTCTCCAAACTTAACCCAATCCTCTTTAAATATCTCACTACCAAGGGCTTCAAAGCTTGCCATGAACTCTTGACGGAACGCATAGCTAGACATTGATTTCTTGGCTACATCAATCTCGCTAGGATCAAGTAGTGGGTTATCATACGAT